GGTATAGTCACGATAGACATCGCAAAGTATCCTTCGATACCGTGCTTTGCCTTGGAGGGTGAGGCTTCATCGAAATTACTGATGAAACCTCCATCCCCAAAGTTGTCTGAAATTAGAAGGGGTTTATTCCAACTATCTTTCAGAAGGTTAAAAACGGGAAGAAAACGGATTTCGCAATAAGGAAAAAATCCCTTATGATGCGAAGTTCGCCTAATCCCGTTAGCAACTTTCAACTTCTCGTGAATAGAGCCTATCACTTCTCTCAAAAAGAAGGGTTTGCAGCTCTGTCCATCGAACCAGTAAGAACCACAGCTCTCGCGAAACGGGCCATCAGAAAAACTCTTTTGGTCGTTTACACGGAAGCCGTAGAACTCACAGGTTTCTTTGAACAGCTGGTAAGAAGCCGATGGAATGATGACATCATCTCCAAAAACGCTAATTTCCGACCGATCACATCCTCTCACCTCACAGCAAGAGGACGCGATTGCCCAGAAGATAAGCGTCTCCAATTCGAAAGTAAAACCGTTCCCCATACTGGAGAACTTTTCGTATCGGACAGGCTCTTTACCAAGACGACCGGATTTTGATCTAAGGATATTCATAACACTAAACCACCGTGGAGGCAGCAAAGCCTCAACAGTACTAAGTGAGATGGTATCACTCGCCATAGAAAAATCAACGGAGGCAAGATGATTAGTCCTGCTTCCTACTTTTGAAAGTTGTTGATTTCTATCTTGAGAATTTAGATCAATCCCCACCCTTCGAAGCCTACGACGGATCATTTTTCCAACGCCAAGCTGAAACCAGATGTTTAACCCGGGTTCAATGGCGATGGTACGATCCGTTTTCGAATTCTTAGGGACGGTCACGATCTTATTTCCATCGTGTATCTGTTGGTTAGACAGATCCCACGTAGGATAAAGGAAGGCGTAAAATCCCTTCATAAGGTCGTATAGTGCACGCGTTGTCCCAGTCTCTGACCGGAACTTTTTAACCGAGCTGGTGTCTACTCCAGTAACATCAAGAGTAGATCCAGGTCCCCAGTTACTGCGCTCTATCCACTCGTCGGGGTCGAACTCACCTAACACGGTATCGATTTTTCGAATGATTGCGTAATGCAACCATTCACCCACAGAGGTTTTTATTCTCTGAGGGCGAAAACCGTGCTGATTAGTTAGGCGACACAATTCCTCAGCTTCACGGAACTTCTCTATTGCAACTTTTCTCTTATCCCTTTTCAAAGATAAGAAGGTAGCTTTAGACAAGAACTTAGTTGCTAAGAAATCCGACCGAAACTTCGCGTGATCAGTGTAATCTTTTGGACTACACTCAAGATCAACCATCTGATCGTGTTCTTGATTAGAGAACATTAACCAGACGGCCAAAGAACGCGGAGTGTCAATCGCTGAGAGGTAAAGCTCAATGACTTTACAAGTCAACAAGGGTATCTTCAAAGTATATCCTTTTCTAAAAGCTAAAGCTTTCGGAAAGAGGCAAGTTACGCCTCATGATGCCCGACCAAGTCTTACGACAGGACGGGTGGCCCTAAAGCGCTCTACTAATACGGAGCGTTAAGGGATGTGATTCCCTCGTAGAGGAAGTCGTTCTGATCTCCATGGGCATCGGCAGTCGAACGAATGCCGGAGCCAACAAGGAGATAAGTAGCGTACGCCCTCAAACGATTCCGCTCTTCGCCCGTCATCCGTTTCGGGATAACGAACTCGAGCGTAGCAATCCCTTCGCCGACTTTGACTTTGGGACTGCTGGAATCCATCACAGGAACGACGACTTTAGCCGTCACCCTTGCAACTTGACTTCCCTTCGCAGGTTGCCGAACGGAGATCGTGATTTTCTCGCGAGCGTCGACAGAACTGTCTTCGCCCGCGCAATACCACGAAACAACGTCGGCAAGTGCGTTGGAGGGGACGAACGTCTTCTGAGTCGATGTACCGGCCGAAAGGCCTGAAAAATCGCTAGAAGCGTCGGAGATTACTATGGGTGCAATAGCAGGCATAGTGATTTGTTACCTTTCACGAAGTTGTGAAAAAAGAGCGATGGCTTCGGCCAGATGCACTCCAGAAATGGGACTTTTAAATCGAGGCGTCGGAACATCCGGTAAGGGGAGAACAACCCTCTTACAGAACGTTGTACTGCACGCCTGGAAATTAAAGCCACGTCTGAAGAACAAGTATCCGTCGTCTTGAATCGGATCGCTGCCGCGTAAATGATACGCGGGATAGCTAGGATTCACGCTCGCCGAATAGGCGTTTTGTAGTGCAAAACCGCCCACATCTTCAAAAAGCGACTCTTCGATGTTTATAAACACCGTTTTGTAGCTTTCTTTGATGGTTAGACCATTTAGGGACGTCAAAGCAGTCAAGAAGTCACCAATTGGTAAAAACCAATCGGCGACGAAACTGAATGGCACTAGTTCCCAAATGACGTTTGCTGGGTTAGTAAAGCCCAGCTGTGCCGCTTGTCGCTCTAGGTCAGAGGAGATATGAAAGATCGAGCTGAATTTGACTCGAACCGTAATAGTCTTCTGGCTTATTCTTCTGATGGTCTGGCCGTTAACGACTTCCGTCGTATCGGTAGATTCAACAAAAGATTTTTGAGCGTGACCGTTGGATTTAACCGGCCTGGCTTTTAAAACAAATTCAGCCAGATGTTCTGCGGCGCCAACAACGTCGCCGAGAAGCGGTTTTATTCCATATTGATACACCAAGTAATCATTCGCCAATTCTTTTCGAGAAGTGGGGAATAAAGCTTGGAAAGCGCCAACAATGTT